TTCTTAACTTGGTAAGAGCCGGATAAGGTTTTGTGAGTATAGCAATTAGCCCTATAAGGCTCAATACTAGGGGAAGTACCACTACATATAATCCCACTACTAGCATTAGGAGCAATAGCCATAAGGTTAGCGTTACGCTTCCCCGACCCATGGATATCAGGAGCTTCCCCACGTTCAATAGCCAATTCTTTAGTAGCTTGTTTTGCTTTAGAGTTGATGTAAAGAAATGCTTTATAGTTGAAGCCAGTTGCATAGATACCTTCAAAAGGTATGTTCCTAGATTGGAGATATGCATGGAAGCCCATTGCACCCAACCCCAAGCTTCTCTCTCTATATGCCGAATACGCAGACTTAGTATATCCTTCTTTACCTTCTCTAACATACTTTTGAAATCTTTTAAAATTTGCACTATACTCTCCTAACTGTGTTGTGTCTATTGCATTGTCAATATAATGTTGTAGTATATTGTCAAGCATGGTTATTAAATCTTGTATAAAGTTATCATCCTTTGACCACTTATCAAAGTGTTCTAAATTTACAGAAGACAAACAACATACTGCTGTTCGTTCTTCATTGGTTGGTAAAGTAATCTCTGAACATAAATTACTTTGACGTATCTTAAGTCCTAAATCTTTTTGTGCTTTAGGTAAAGCTTCGTTACAAGTATCTATGTTTACCATGTAAGGCTCACCTGTTTCTGCTCTAGCATGAATGATTTGCCACCATAAGTCTCTAGCATTAACTATCTTAACAGCTTCATTAGTTTTAGGGTCAATCAATCTCCAATCATCATCAGTCTCTACAGCTTTAAGAAAAGCATTAGTAATGTTAATACCATTGTGAAGATTAAGATTCTTTCTGTTGATATCTCCACCCGATTCTTTTCTCATGTTTATAAACTCTTCAATCTCAGGATGGCTTATATCCATGTAAGCTGCATAGCTTCCACGTCTTGTTGTGCCTTGATTAAAGGCTAACATCTGTGAGTCTACAACGTGGATGAAAGGAATGCTTCCAGTAGAACGACTGCCATGAGTAGTTGAAATACCGTTGCTCCTAATATCGCCCCAATATCCACCGATGCCTCCACCTGAACTTGCCAACCATATATTCTCATCATAGTGAGCAGATAAACCACTCCTACTGTCAGGAACATAATTGAGGAAGCAACTGATAGGAAGCCCACGACTTGTACCCCCGTTACTAAGTATAGGAGTGCTGAACATGAACCAACGAGAGGAAGAGTAGTTGTAAAGTCTTTGAGCCAATTCAAAATCTGTCTCACCTTTGTATGTTGCTCCGAAGACGGAGGCTCTTGCGAATGCTTCTTGTGCATGTGTTTCGTTCTCCCAAAAATATCTATCTTTTAATGTGTCTAGACTAAACTTATCAAATGTTTTTTCTTTGTCGTAGTCTATTTCAATTCCTAAGTAAGGCTTAGTTCCTATCTTGTCTTCAATCATCTTGAATGTCCTGTAAATGTATAGCCATTATAGCATAATGAATTATTTTTAGCAAGTCTGCTTGATTATATCCATTCTTTTTTCCATACCTCATAGCATACTTTATAATGTTACCAATACAAAATCCTTCTCCATGTCCGTTATCAAATATAACATCTGTTGCTTGATA